CTGCGCCTCTAAAATTACGGGGCGCTTTTCCGGCGACTGCTCATCCCCTTCACATAACCCGGCAGCAACATCCAGGAAGACCTGTCTGATGCTCCTTCTGGCTGCTGCCTCATAAAACTCCAGCGCGGCACCTTCAACACGGTCCAGCGAGATGTCCAGGTCAAAAATTTCACCGTCAAAGCGTTTTTTGTCCCGTAACGCTAAAGTTACCGTAACTTTATTCTCAAAATTGCGGATCCCTTTCACAATCAGTTCATAGTTTTGAGTCATTGAATTACTCTCCCCGTGCAGCCTTACGACGGTCCTCTCTGATTTTGAAATACAGGTTAGTCAGATATGTCAGCAGCCCAAACAGCAGACTCCCCAGCACGCCTATTGCCGCCCACTGAGACGGGGAAACCCTGTCCAGCAACTGCAGGAACCAGTAGCCCGTTCCCACCGCTGACGTGGTGTATGACACACCTGTTGTGATTTTTTCCATCTGGTACATACCCCGTCTCCCGTTATCCGGAAGCTGACAACAATAAAAAAAGCCACCAGTTAAGTACTGATGGCTCTGATAACTCATGCAGGCATCTCAGACGACCCACTGACACTACCGGTGAGTTTAACGATACCTTCCATTTGACTGGCTCACTTTTTATGATGATGCCGGTGCATTTATCTCCAGCACCAGACTTTCTATCTCAACGCCATACGCTGCATTTTTGGTAATATCCGTCAGCGTCAGCGCATTCAGCCCCAGTGTCAGACTGTCTTTTATGACCTGGAATGCCGGGCCAGCCACTCCATTCAGTTTCGGAGTAACCGTGGCACTGCCGGCGGTGAACACCAGCTCCAGCGTCTGCCAGTCGTTACTGTAATTCCCGAACTCGCCCAACTTTGTGTTTCCTGCTTTCTTGTGATGCATCAGATTCAGTTTGCCGTCTGTGGTCTGGGTGAAGAACGACATCAGGAACGGGTTACCAGTCCCGGTCATCGCCACGACGTCAGGTAACGCTACATCGGTATACAGATAAATTCCCAGGCCGAACTGGTTGTTGGTCAGTGCGCCTGACAGTCGAAACTTACAGCTCAGTCTGCCACCCCGTGTCAGCAGGGAGACTGCGTCATCCACCGGATGCATCAGGGACCAAGTTTTATTGCTCTGCTTGGTAACCTTAAACACACCATCTTCCAGCGCAACACTGCCGCCCGTAATGGTCCAGCCCTGCGCAGCAGCCTCTCCGGCTGTCGGCAACAGGGAGATTGTGCGTACGGATGCATCTTCAGACGGCCCCGATGGCGTGTTGCCGCCGGGCGAGGGTTTGATTTCCGGTGCCTTACCACTGATGAAAGCTAAGGTGCGACCGGCTACGTTCAGAATAGCAGTTGCCATACGATCCGGAATAATGCCACGACGCGCCCATGAACTGAAATGCGTCGGGCGATTTGATGATACCTGGTTTCCATTCGTTCTCGATGCCGCACCGTAATATCCTGATGCCGGAATATCCGGATCTTCTGCCGGTGCGTTAGTGGCGGTATTGACGCCGTTACCGTCTGTCATGAAGGGCACAAAATAAACGCCCTCCCTCTCCCTGTTTTTATACCCGCCGTACACGGTGTCGTACTGGGTAGCGTATGTATTTTTCCAGTAATACGTCGTGTCACCACAAATCCACGGCACATTTACAGCACTACCACCATGACACTGCGCGTTAAACACAGTGAGGTCAGCACGAAACTGCTGCACCATGGCAAGAAACGCGCAGGCTGCTGGGCGTAACTGGCAGCGTCATGTCAAACTCTCCCTGCATCCAGCACACCGCCAGCAACACATTTTTCGGGTTCTTCTGTAATGCAGCTTTAGTGCGCGCAATCAGGTCCTGATATAACGGTTTACCCACACCCCAGCGAGCCGAATCCTGACTGGCCCCCGCGGACGCACTGAATGTCCCCTCCGCGCCCTGGGTGAATGCCGAACCACCACGACAGCATGGTACCAGCAGGATCCCCGCGTTATTCGGGATATACGGAAGCAGTTTTTTGGCAATATGTAAGCCCTGGCCGACACAGCCGTACTGCCCTTTGCTCAGGTCTGCCTTCGGATGATTCAGCGTACTCATATCCTGCACATCATGCAGGCAGTGGTCGGCCGGAATAATATCGTTATATCTGCAGGCAGCCCCACCCGGCGTCACTGTACTGCGGCGCGCCAGCTGCTTAATGCGCGGATCCGGAGCATCGTATGAATCCGGCAGCGGAAGCCCTTCACCGTAAGCCATGGCATTGGACTGCCCGGCCAGTACGATGACGTAGTACCAATCCGGCTCAGTTGCACCACTGACCACCACATCACCTTCTGCTGTAATCGCCTGCATCAGAGTATAAGGGGTTATGGCCACCGGACTACCAAACGGCTGCCAGCCCTCTTTCAGTTTATGTGTCAGCTTTTCCGCAAGATCTGACGGCGACGCCGCCCTGACAACATCATAGTGTTTAAATGCCATGAATCCTCCCGGCCGGGATAATATTGTGAGTAAAATGAGGAGCGGGCTGAAGTCCGGAAGTTACAGGACAATGGCAGAAGAGAGACAATAGCCCGCAATACGAAAAAGGCCGCGCTATTGCGCAGAGTGATTACTGTCGGATATTATTCGCCAGCTGAAATATTACTTCACGTTTTGTTGTTTATTCCTTGCCGCCCGCGTCTCCCAGCGCGGGCTTTTTTTGTCCATAAGAAAGCCCCTCCGGAGAGGGGCTGGAGAGTGGCGCTATGTGCCATTGCATGGTGCCGGGTGCCTCCCGGTGAATTCAGTACCAGCACCTGAATCCGCGATTATCCCATATACCTACTCGCTGATTGCCCCTCCGCACAGGGGGATTCACCATGCCAGTTTCTTTTAACAAACTCCCCGCAAACCAGACAACAGTCAACCGCCTGAATTGTGAAGTATTTAAAAATTTCTCCCGCTAACTGATACCCGGCTAACAGTCCGGCGTTTTCTTTTTCAGCAACGGGAAAGCAATAACCACCACACCCGCCACCAGCACACCGTCAGCCAGCACTGACATTATCCGGCTGCTGCAATGCCATTCACAAAAACAGTAAGCAATAACTTTTTACCGTAACAGGTGATAATCCAGATATGTATCTACCCCAGATGAGTAATCCGAAGTTCATCCATACCACAGGTCCTGGCTATTCTGTTGTACTCCTGAACAAGAGCAAATAATTCTGAATTAGCAACCATGAACTCATCGCAAACCCTCTGTATAGCATCACTATTCAGAATAATAACGTCTCTTCCCGAAAGACGATCAGGAGTACAGAACAAAACTGTCAAACGGCTGAAGGCCTTTGCTCGTGCTGCATTGACTATATCAATACGCTGCCTAAGGATGAAACACCCCGACGCCTCATCAATATTCACTCTACCCACACCATATGAATGATAAATATTTAATGCTGAAAAAACCATTAGACCGTATAACAAACACTCAATCAACACTTAACAGAACTTTTATTTTTGACAAACATATAATATTTTCAACAATATCCTGAGCCAGGTATATTTCAGTATAAGGCTCTGCCGGAAGGAATCTGGAAGAATGAATATGGCGCGCTGTACTGGATTCGAACCAGTGACCGATTGCTTAGAAGGCAATTGCTCTGTCCGGCTGAGCTAACAACGCTGAATACCGATAATGGACCGCCTTCGGGGACCCGAACTCCGCGCAACCAGCTTCGAAGGCTGGCGCTCTTTCCTGATGAGCTAATGGCGGTATGTGATGGTGGCCCTTGCTGGATTTGAACCAGCGACCTGGCGATTATGAGTCGCTCGCTCTCACCACTGAGCTAAAGGGCCGGGAGCAGAATAATAATGGTGCGTAATTAATTCTGCAATCTCATCCGTTTCAAACGATTAAATCCTGAACTTCCCTGACTGTCTGCTCAAAACGTCCGGTCTCCAGTTCAACGCCAATCGCACGACGCCCCAGTGCCATCGCCGCTTTTACCGTTGAACCCGACCCCATGAAAAAATCCGCAACCAGATCACCAGGACGACTACTTGCGCTGATTATCTGCTGCAGCATTTCTGCCGGTTTTTCGCACGGATGTTTCCCTGGATAGTACTGCACCGGTTTATGCGTCCACACATCCGTGTACGGCACCTGCGCCGTCACGCCAAAATACCGCCGCAGATGCTTATATTCACTCTGCAGTTCCGTATACTGCCGGTTCAGCTCACTGTATGTGCTGACCAGTTGGTAATGGGACTTTTCCAGTTCTCCCCGCTGATGTTTCTCTTCTGCCACCCGGGCAAACAGCGACTGTAATTTCAGATAATCGCTTTCGTTCGGTAGCTGCCACTGACTGGCACTGAACCAGTGTGACACCATGTTTTTCTTTCCTGTGGCATCCACTATCTGTTTTGCCGTTATCCCCAGGGCAGCGCGCGCATCACGAAAGTAAGAAATCAGCGGGGCCATCACATGCTGTTTCAGTGCCCTGCCCTTCGCCTCATACCCGGCATCTTTCGGGCGATACGGCCCCTGATAATGTTCCGCGAACAGAATGCGCTCTGTGGCGGGGAAATACGCCCGCAGGCTTTCCTTGTTGCACCCGTTCCAGCGTCCGGACGGCTTCGCCCAGATAATATGGTTCAGCACACTGAAGCGTTCACGCATCATGATTTCGATATCAGATGCCAGGCGATGACCACAGAACAGGTAAAGGCTTCCGGCAGGTTTCAGCACCCGCCAGAACTGCGCCAGACACTGGTCCAGCCATTTCAGGTAATCATCGTCGCCCTTCCACTGGTTATCCCAGCCCTCAGGCTTCACTTTAAAGTACGGCGGGGCCGTGACTATCAGGTCAACAAAATTTTCGGGTAACGACCGGATAAATTCCAGGCAGTCGGCGTTGATTAACTCACAACTGGATATTTTTACAGTATTAGCCATAGATCAATAAGCACTTCTCTGATAGGCTCATACCGCTTTTGCGCAAAGCAGATGGGCCTGAGGTTTGCTTGTGACCCCAACGCATGAGCAGATGGCTGGTGGGTGCCCCTAACACCCACCAGCCGCCCATTTACCACAAATAAAAAAGCCTTCACTGCGGAAGGCGTCTGTAACAACCGAACTGATAGTCTGCCAGACCCGCCATAACCAGCTGGGTCAGTATTAACTGGCAGCGTTCGCGTGAAAGGTAAGTATTCTGCGCAATCTCCCCGACTGTCGCCGGTTCGGTGACGCTTAATTCATTAAACACCACTCTGGCGGTTTCTGTCATATCCTGCTGTTTCAGCATGTCTTTTTCCCTTTTTCGGTTAACGTGACACACCAATAACTCTTGTCGAAAAAGCCAGCAAGCTGAAAGACAGGTATTCACCGCCACCAGCACGTTTACTGTACTGGACCGATTTCAGCCATAAAAAAACCCGCTCGCGGCGGGTTTAAGCTGTGTGGCGAAGTAACCACTCTTAACATACTGACATACTTTTTGCGGACCGCACTAATCATTTTTTACTTTTTTAGCAGCCAGTCGTCCATCTCCAGTCTTACCCCCAGCACAGACAAACATCCGTCAATAAACCCTTCGGCTATCTGCATCTCAATTCGTATTGCTTTTTCGCTTTTCTTTCTCGTCCTGGCTATCTGTCTTTTTGATATTCGCAACAAATAATGAGCAATGAGAAGCGAATACTCCTCTGGTTTTTTCTGCTTCAGACGAGCAAGACAGTTTTCAATGATAAGTCCGTCATCATCGCAGCAGGCCGGACGTGGTTTAGTGGCAGATGGTAAAAGTCCTTTGAATCCGGCAGCGATCGGAGAATAGTCCACCCCGGTGTTACCACTTGCAGCCCATGCCCCCCAGCGTTCGAGAACCATCTGAATATCACGCATCAACTTTCTCCACAAAATCAGGACAGCACACCAATCGCCAGCGCGCGATCGATAAAACGAAATATCAGCTCCAGTTGGGAACCATACTTCTCTTCAAATGCCACGGTATCCGCATGTAGTTCGTCATGGTGTTTTCTGCACAAAGGCAACACAAAAAGGTCATGCGCTTTTGTACCCATTCCACCCTGACCATGACCAATCAGGTGATGAGGATCGTCGGCTGGCTTACCACAACATGCACACGGCTGCGTCTTAACCCAGCGCGTGTACTTTTCATTAACCCAGCGACGACGTTTTGGGCGTAACATAAAAGACTCCGGCGACTCCGGATCCACTTTCAGCGCCAGCACCTTTTTCGCTTTATCCTGGATGATGCTGGTGGCAGGAACCGAAGGCACAAGGTCACTTTCCCGGGTGACAGACGGCACAACAGGCTTCGGTAATCTCAGTGCCTTACGGGCTGCACTTTCCGGTAAGGCATCCGCCAGGTCATTACGAATCAGCCACCAGCACAGTTCCGGCATTGTCACAACGTGACTGTCATCAAAACCGAGATCCCGACGCACAACAGACAACACCCAGCGGGCACAGTTATCCGTTGCCATTGATTCCAGCCGTTCCGTGAACTGATCGCGCAGCTGGTTATCGCAGTGCCAGCACAGACGGAT